AAAGCGTATGACGTGAACGTGCCATTCCAAGAACTCGCGGGCGACATCAAGGCACTACAGCAAGCCATCGGCGAGACCTGCTACAACCAGCTTTTCAATATGATCTCGCAACTCGATACTGTACGCAGCGCGACGGAGATCGACGCGCGCAGGGAAGAAAAGCTAGTACACCTTGGCCCGGTTCTTGACCGTTTTCAAAACGAGGGGTTGAACCCAGCACTTCGTAGGGTATTTGGTATAATGGAGCGCGCGGGCCTACTTCCCGATCCCCCGGCAGAATTACACGGCGCAGAAATTGACGTGCAATACGTCAGCGTACTTAGTGACGCGCAACATGCTGCGGGTACTATTTCCATCGAGCGGTTCTTCCAGTTTACCGGACAACTTACCGGGGTTTACCCCGAAGCGCGGGAGGTGGCCAATGTGGAGGAACTTATCCGGGAATACGCAGACGGTATCGGGGTTAAACCAAAAGGACTGAAAAGCCGGAAAGAAGTTGCGCAGAATATCGCCGCGCAGAAACAAGCCGCGAGCCTGCAACAGACTGCAGCGATTGGCAAGGACCTAGCTGCCGGTGCGGGTGTCCTCAGCAAAGCTCCAATAGGGGGCGGGCAAAATGCCCTTCAAGGTTTACTGGGAGGTGGGTAAAATGGGGGGTTGTGTTTCTCGCGCGGGTGTGCTAAGGTTTACGGGAAAGGTAGCGACATATGGCACTTGACTGGCAAAAGTTAGACAGCGACCGCACAATACTCGCGGTGCAGGAGATTGCGAAATCCCCCAATCTTCGGTTTTTCTTCCGCAGTATCCTGTCTGCTTGTGGCGCGAATACCACACCCGAGGGCGGTAATGCGTTGGCAACAGCACGGGAATGCGGGCGACACTCAGTTGGTCAAGACCTTATCGCAACCTTTTTCGCGGAGGCTCCGGAATTTTACCCGGCGCTGATGCTCGAGGAAATCAAGGAACAGCAAGAGAGGACGAGAGATGTTTAAGTTGACGAAAGAGCCGGTATGGGACACGCCGGACACAGAGGCCGGAAGCGGCGAAACGGCGCCCACGAACGATACCTCCCCGGAACCTACAGCGGCGCCAAGCGCGATCACTAGCGCGCAAGGGGAGAAACCTGGGGCCGCCACTCCAACAGCGGAAGCTGTAGAGCCCCTTACCTCAGAAGCACTGACTTTTCCCGAGGGCACCGAAGTTCCCGAGGAAGCGGTTAACGAGTTTCTTAAAGTGATGAATGGCGAACTTCCGCGCGCGGAACTCGCACAGAAATTAATCGACCTGCAAATCAATTCCGCACAGAAGGCCGCTGAGTCTGCTACTGAAGCAGCGCAAGTCTCGTGGGATGAAACGCAGGCAACGTGGGATCGGGAAGCGAGAGCACTCCCGGAAATCGGTGGCGAACGATTAGACGCATCCTTAGCGCAAATCAAGAAAGGCCTAATCGAGGCCGGCGCTACGCAATCCACGTTTGAGGCATTCGATTTAACTGGGGCGGGGAACCACCCGGAAATGATACGAATCCTCTACGCACTCACTAAACCAATGCAAGAAGGTAGCCCTGTTTCCGGCGAACCTGTGCAGGGTAAATTATCACAGGCCGAGCGAATGTTCGGCGGAAAACAGGAGTAAAGAAAGATGGCTGTTCTTAATGCAACAAATCCAACGTTGCTGGACGTTATGGCCGCGACTGATCCGAATGGGTCCATCGCCGTTGTAGCGGAAATCCTTAACCAAACGAATGAAATCCTCGACGACTGGACCATGATCGAGGCGAACCAATCGACTTCCCATGTCACCACAGTTCGGACCGGTATCCCCGCCCCAACTTGGCGGAAACTTTACGGTTTCGTGCAACCCACAAAATCAACGCGGGCGAAAATCACAGACTCGATTGGGATGCTGGAAGATTACTCGACTATCGACAAAGCATTGGCCGACCTCAATGGCAATACGTCCGAGTATCGACTGTCGGAAGATCGGGCGCATATCGAGGGCATGGGGCAGACCGCCGCACAGACTTTGTTCCAAGGCGACGAGACCCTTAACCCAGAACGGTTCACCGGCCTGAACGCTCGGTTTAACAGTCTTTCCGCGCACAATGCGGATAACATTGTTGACGCGGGCGGCACCGGCACCGACAATGCCTCGATTTGGCTGCTCGGTTGGGGGCCTACCACGGTTCACGGAATTTATCCCAAGGGATCATCGGCTGGCCTCCACATGGAGGACAAAGGACAGGTTACGGTGCAAGACACTGTGGGTGGAACCGCCGGTTTGATGGAGGGGTATCGTACCCACTACCGTTGGGACCTCGGCCTCACTGTTCGTGACTGGCGATACGTCGCGCGAATTTGTAACATTGACCGATCTAACCTCACCCCTGACGCAGCCACCGGCGCAAACCTGCCAGAATTGATGTTCCAGGCGGAAGAAGTAATCCCCAACATGAGCGGGGCGCGTTTCGCTTGGTACATGGATCGGCATATTCGCACGAAGGTTCGGCAGCAGGTGGCTAACGCCACTAAATCTTCCACCCTTACCTGGGAAGATGTCGGCGGGAAACGGGTAATGAAAATCGACGATGTTCCCATGCGGCGCGTCGATGCCCTGAAAGTCAATGAAGCTCGGGTAGTGTAACCCGAAACTGGAAAGGAGTAAGAAAATGATTGTTGACACACTCACCGAGTTCTGCGCGGGAACGGCCCTTAACACGGGCCTCGCGGGTACTTACAATATCGGCAATATCATCGACACAACTAACGTGCGTGATATTGGCATGGAGACTGACATGTATCTTGTCGTTTCTATGAAAACCTCTGCAACCAGTGGGGGCGCGGCAACCGGGCAGTTCCGAGTGGTCTCGGATGCGACCTCGACCATTTCGACCACCACAGCAACTGTGCACGTAACTTCCCCGGCCTTTACGGTGGCGAACATGACAGCAGGAACCACCCTGTTCGCGATTGAACTTCCGCGCGAAGGTAATGCGTACCAGCAGTTCATCGGCGTCCAACAACTCACGGGAACCGCTGCGTTTACCGGGGGCGCTGTTGACGCCTTCCTCACACTTGATCCGCCTAGCTGGAAAGCTTACGCGGATGCGGTTAACTAAGGAGGGCTGAGCAATGGCCGATAACCTAACCACTCACCGCCTCATGGCTCCCTTCTGGGACGGCAAGCGCATTCATCCGGCAGGGGAGTTAGTAGACTTCCCTGCCGGAGGCGCGCCGAAAGGTTCCAAAGAGCTGACCAAAGCGGAGGCTAACACCGAACGCGCGGAACGGGCTGAAGCACATCTTGATCCTACAGAGCGCGTCTTGGCTGCGTTCCGTGCGGACATTACTGCCCTTGAGGCGCGTATCGAGTCACTCGAAGGGGAGTAACATGGCATGGCGGTTGACGTTGTAACTATCTGGAACCAAGCAATTTCTTCCGCCGGGGGTCGTGGTTCGATCTCCAGTGAAATAGAGTCGGGGCGGGAAGCTGACCTGTGCCGACTCTGGTATCCTACGGTACGGCAGGGGGTACTTAAAGCGGCGACATGGGCGAGCGCAAAAACTTATGCTTCCCTCGCTCAACTTAGCGCACGGAATTTCGGCGCTAAGTGGGCGGAGGGTGATCCCGCCCCAACATGGAATTACGCCTATGCGGCCCCTAGCGATATGCTCGCGCCGAGGCATCTTATTTCCTATGCGCGGTTTGAGCAGGCGTTCGATCGTACTGCAAACACTACAGCTATTATGGCTAATGAGTCCCCCGCAATCCTGTATTACATCTTCGACCAGCAGGACGTCACACAATGGGAACCGGGATTGGAGAACGCAGTTATCTCCGCTCTTGCCGCGCGCTTGTGTATGCCACTGAACGGAAAAATTACCCGCGCAAAAGTTTTGGCCGATGAGGCTTTCTCCGCCATTTCGGTTGCGCAGGCAGATGCGGCTAACGAGGAAAATGCGCTGGAAGAACCCCTGCCTAGTTGGATTTCGGTACGAGGGTTTGCCGGGCGAACCTCCGTCCCGCGCTACTACTACCCTGTCGGCGATGTAAACTTCTTGAGGGCCTGATGCCAAATCTTATCCCACAGTATGCTTTTTCCGCTGGCGAAGTTAGCCCTGAATTTTTCGGGCGCACTGACTTAACCAAGTATCCCCTCGGTGTGCAGTTGGCGGAAAACTTTCTTGTAGGGACTCTGGGCGGATTATATACTCGTGCGGGTAGTCATTTCGTGGGGCCAAGTAAAGCAGGGGTTAAGTTATTCCGTTTTCGCGCAACGAATAATGATTATTTGCTTGAGCTCGGTGATCTTTATCTCCGCATTATTCGTAACGGCGGATACCTTATTGAGCCTAGTGTGGCGATAACCGGGGTAACTAATACCTCCCCCGCTATTGTAACCGCCGCAGGGCATGGATACTCTACTGGAGATTGGGTGTACCTTACTTCTATAGGGGGCATGACCGAAATAAACCAGCGTTACCTTGTGGTGGGGGTGACTACGCTAAACACTTTCGAACTTCTTCTACCTGAAGGGGGGAATGTGGACGCCGCAGCCTATGGCGCATACACGAGCGGCGGGGTGAGTAGCCGAGTGTACACTGTTCCCACGACATGGAACGCCGTTGACCTGCCCGAGCTACGCGGAGAACAGGAGTTCGATGATGTAACATTTACACATTTAGCTTATCCTCCTCGACGATTAACTTTCATGTCGGATACGAATTGGACACTGACTGATGTGGTTATTGGCTCCACTGTAACCGCACCCGCAACGCCGGTTTTATCTCCTTCGGGCGCCGGAACTGCTGGCATGGCCTTTTCCGTAACAGCGGTTGTGAATGGCGTGGAGTCTCTTGGCTCTGCCTACGGCATGAATGGGCTTTCTGTGAATTACACAGCGACCGCCGGGTCGATGAAGGTGACTTGGCCCGCCGTTACCGGCGCGAGTTTTTATAACGTGTACCGTTCACTCGTCCTTCCTACGGGCGCAGATATATCCCTCGCACAGGACGTGGGATACCTTGGGCGGGCGTTTGCTGGTCTGTTTGTGGATACTAACATAACCCCGGACTTTACTCACACTCCGCCACAAGGCAGAAACCCATTCGCCGACAGCGCAATTACCTCTATTGCTGTAACGGCAGGTGGAGTCGGGTATACCAAAACAAGCACGGTCACAGTCACCGGAGGCGGTAGCGGGTTTGTTGGGTATCCGGTGGTAAATAGCTCCGGTGCAATCATATCCGTGGTGCTTGTGAACGGCGGGTCCGGGTATACTGCGCCAGCAGTTTCTTTCGCCGGTGGAACGGGGGGCGCGGCTACTGCCACCGTCGGAGCGGCTACGGGTAACCATCCTAGGGTGTATAAGAAATTTCAACAGCGCGGTGTTTATGCCGGGACTGTGAATTTACCCATGACCCTTGAGGGGAGTAAACCAGGCGCGCGCGATAATTTTAACGTAAGCTCCATAGCCGGCCCCGGCGATGCTTACACTTTCCAACTAGACGCGAGTGTGGTGCAACCTATCGTCCATCTGCACTCAATGCGTTCGGGCCTTCTTATATTCACCGAGGAGTCTATCACGAAGTTAGGGGCCGCGAAGGGTGCGGCTGTAACGGCTAGAAACGCATTGGCGGAACCCGAGGCATATAATGGGGTGGGCGGGTTAGCTGAACCAATTTCTATTGGCCTTGACGTTGTGTTCCCCCAGCGGCTGGGCGGCGCATTGTCCGTTATGGCTTACACCGTTTACACAAGCTCCTTTCATTTGGAAAACCTATCCCTGTTGTCTAAGCACCTTTTCGGCGCAGGTAAGGCTGTGACGCGGCTAGAGTACGCAGAAGCGCCGGGGAAACTTCTTTACTGCCTGCGGGAAGACGGCGTGTTACTTACCCTTACCTATGACCGCGCGGAGAAACTTTATGGTTGGGCGCACCATGTTACTCGAGGGCGCTATCTCGATTGTACTGCACTCGTGGAGAATGGGGAGTGGGTATTATACACCCTCGTAGAACGCAAGATTGGGGGGAATTGGGTCAAATATGTAGAACGTACTCTCGGACGGGACAAGACTTTGGCCGAGGATTTTTGGTGCGTGGATGCCGGGTTGGACTACCCGCACGAAACGCCCGCCGCGAACCTAACCCCATCAGCACTGTCCGGTGTAGGCGTTACGTTTACCGCCAGCGCCAGCATCTTTACCCCTACAGATGTGGGTAAGATTATGTATCTCGGTAACGGGAAGGCGGAAATAACAGGTTTCGTTAGCGGTACTCAGGTTATCGGTACGGTTCTCCGAACACTCACTACCGCCTTTCCTGATGCAAGTGGCCTCCCTTCACCCTCCCTTGCGGGTAATTGGTCGATGGTGCGGCCTACAACTTCCGTTAGTAACCTGCAGCACCTAGAGGGGGAAACGGTATCTATACTCGCGGACGGAAATGCCTACACCAACCTCACTGTAACGGGGGGCGCGGTAACATGGAATGGCCCAGCCGCCAGTAAGGTTATCGTTGGCTTGCCGTATACTTGCCGGATTAAAACCCTCCCTATAGCTTCGCCCGCGTCTATCCTTGAGTCCCGGCGTAAGGATTTCCTCGGCCTAGGTATGCAACTGTATAAAACGCGGGGGCTTGCAGTTGGTGAGGACTTCACCCATCTAGTCGAGTTGAAAGATCAGGTTGGCGCGGATTGGGGGGATAGTATCGAACTGCGCTCGAGTATGACCTACGTTCCGATAAACACAGGATGGGCGGAGGACGGAAGTATCGCAATTGAGCAGTCTTACCCCCTGCCTGCGGCGGTACTTAGTATTATTTACGATGTAGAGTCGGGAGATACATAATGTGGTTCATGCCTATTCGTACTGTACCTGACAAGGTGTTCGACCTTTCCCGTGTGCCTTCCACCTCGGGGCAGCGGGAAGCTCTCCGCGCTCGGTCTATGGACCTAGTAGCGATCGGGGAGGGGCGGGATTTAATGTTTATCCTCGGCATTATCCCGCCCACAAAATTATCTCTTACCGCATATTTTTGGCTGCTGTATGTGCAAGGTACGCGGCCTACACTAGGGCAACTTAGAGGGATGCGAAAAGTTTTTGCGGGGTGGCGGAAGATGCTTTCGTATGAAATACTTCTCGCAGAGGTACGAAATAAGCAAGCAAAACGGTTTGCGGAATTTTTTGGTGGGGTAGAAACTGCCCCCGGATTGATGGAGTGGGTATAAGATGGCAATGGCACTTCCCTTTTTAATGAGTGCAGGCGGAGCCGCTGCAGGTGCGGGTAGTCTGGCGGGTACACTTAGCGCAATAAGCGGTGTGGTCGGCACTGTGGCGGCGGTTTCCTCTGCGAATTACAAGTCGCAGGTAGCGGCTAATAACGCGAAAATCATGGAGCAAAACGCACAAAATGCAATTTTCAAATCGCAACAGGATGCGCAAAGTACGGATATGCAAGCCACGGCAGAGATGGGGCAATACCTAGCTAGTGCCGGAGCGAGCGGACTCAACATAAATGCCGGAAGTATTATGGGTACTAGGCAAGGTATGACCCAGCTTGCGGCGAAAGATCGGGGGCGTATTAGAACTGCGGGTAATGTTAGCGCGGCGAATTTCCGGCAAAGCGGGCAAGATTATAAAACTCAAGCGGCGTTTCAACGTGGGCAAGCTGGTTTCGCGCTTGCT